AGGTACAGTTACCGGTAGTCCAGTTCATGAAGGCAACGGACAATGGTCCGTGAATCTTTTGGCCGCAGAAATGAACGGTGATGTTGTGGGGCTGATTTTCACGCATACCAGTGCGATTAACGCATCGTTTACTATTAAAACGACTACGAAACTGGTTAGTGAGTTGAATGACGTAGCAGCTACGGATATTGTATCCAGCGGCGCGATAACTACTTCAGGTGGGGCTGTATCGAATGTGACGACGGTTGCTACGACTACGACTAATACCGATATGCGAGGCACGGACAGCGCTTTACTTGCGGCCTCTGCACCATCGAATTTTGGTGACTTATCAATCACAGCATCAACCGGACTGGTAGACATAACACAAGCCGCAGCAGATAAAGCCTGGGGTACAACGACGCGTGTGTTAACTGCGAATACAAATCTCAATGATCCCACGGCAGCTACGATTGCCGATGCAGTGTGGGACGAAGCGTTATCCGGACACACAACCGGCGGTACAGCTGGTAAAGCCGTATTACAGACTAAGGAAGGTACGGTTTCCGTAGAATCCACGGTCAATGATGCTAGTGCAACGACAACGAGTTTCGTAACGGCATTAACTGAAGCAACGAGCAGTCACTATTCAAACGTTTCACTTGTGTTCATCGATGGTACTTTGGTGGGGCAATCCAGACCGATATTGTCATACGATGGAACCACCAAAACTATTACATTGGAAGAAGCACTCACAGAAGCCCCGGCTAACGGCGATGGCTTTATTATCAAGACGGATCATGTCCACCCAATAAGCGAAATAACTGCGGATATGGACGCAAACTCTACGCAGCTTGCTGCAATTGTTGCGGATACCAATGAGTTACAAACTGATATCACGAATGGTGGTAGAGTTGATCTGCTAATCGATGGTATTAAGGCTAAAACAGACAGTTTAACGTTCACATTAGCCGGGGATGTTGACGCTAATATCCAGAGCATTGGTGACGTTACCGACACGTTAGATAGGATCGAGAGAGCGGTCAAAGGTAACGTATTGTGTACGGTAGGATCTGGGTCTTCTGCCACGAGCATAGTGACGTCAGCGTGCGATCCAGCAGGCGTTAACGCGGATCAGTTCAAAGGTAGGATACTTACTTTTGCCAAAGACACAACTACCACGGCACTAAGAGGACAGGCGACAGATATCACAGCAAGTACAGCCGCTTCTACTCCGGTACTGACAGTATCGACTATGGTAGCTAGTCCCGTGTCCGGGGACACCTTTACCATCACTTAATGGCTAAGATAACCCGGTTAAGTTCAGGGGGCTACGGTACTCGGTTAACGGGGCTCTTTACAGGCCGGGTAGAAGTGACAGGACCGATTACCAGACTGGGTTCAGCCGGTTATGGAGTAAAACGTACCGGTGATTTTACTGGTAGGGTAGACGGTGGCAGCCCCGCAGTAGGATTATTTAATTACCCAATTTACGCGAGAAAACGTGCCAGAAGATAGCGAAGAATTAACACAAGACCCACAAGAAATGCTGGAAAGAGTTGAGGCATTCCTGGCTGAAGAGAAAGAACGCAAGAGACAGCGACTAGAGTCACTGGGTAATATCGTGCGTAAGAAGATTGATCAAGCGGTGCAGTATCGTAAGTCTTCTGGTATTGAAAAAGTGTGGCAGGAAGATGAGGATTTTTATGTTGGTGCGGATCAGTATAACAAGGGACTAATAAACTACACCAAATCTCGGTCGCAAGACGGGCCACTGGTCAGTAAAGAAGGTGACGAGAATCGTTGTACTAGATTCTTTAATTTGACGGCGCAATTCGTAGACGCCGGTGCGGCTAGAATGGGAGACATTCTGTTACCAGCAGGAGACTGGAATTTTGCTGTAAAGAAGACTCCTGTACCAGAGAGCCCATTATCTGAAGTTTTACAAGCAGAAGATGCGTCGACTGAGGATGTACCCTTTAGCGACGGCACAACACCAACGGGTTTCGAGGATGATCTACCAGTAGATGAGAAGGTAAAGAAAGCTGAAACCCGGATTAAAGACTGGCTTACCGAAGGTAAGTTACACATTGAACAGCGTAAAGCGATTCATAATGCAGCGAGGATAGGTACAGGGATTCTGAAAGGTCCGTTTCCGGCCAAACGTAAAACGAAACGGGTAGAAGACGGCACATTGATCATCGAGGAAGTAATTGTCCCACGTAGTAGATCTGTAGACCCTATTAATTTCTTTCCAGACCCTAACTGCGGTACAGATATCCAGAAAGGGGATTACATAGTAGAGCGTAGCCGTATGACGGCTAAACAGTTAAATGCACTAATCGGGGTACCGGGATACGAAGACGATGAGATTCAGAAAGTCATTGACGAAGGGCCGGATGCTAGAAATTACGATAGCAGCAGTGAGTATCAAACTACCGCGGAAGATGACAAGTATGACGTGTGGGAGTATCACGGCACGATAAAAGCGACTGATGCTGACCTGGTAAAGAACCTGGAGACAGTGGAAGAAGCACAGGACGGTGAGACAAAACGCCTAGTCTCAGTGGTACTCGTGGTTGTCAACCGACGCGTGATCAAAGGGCACACAACACCACTAGATAATCGTGAATTCCCATACGACTTGTTAGCTTGGCAGCCGCAGCAACTATCGCCATTCGGTATCGGTATCTCACGCCAAGGACGCGTGGGGCAGGAAATGGTACTAGCTGCGGCTAGATGTTTGATGGATAACATGGGGCTCAGTTCAGGGGTAATGTTAGGTATGCTGGATAAAGCCGTTTACCCGGCAGACGGTAGCCCTGAACTGACGAAGAATAAAGTCTTTAAGATTAAAGAGTCGTCGGGAATCACGGACATTAAGCAAGCAATTACGGCATTTGAGATTCCTAGTAGGCAGGCTGAGTTGTTAGGGATTATCGAACTAGGCCGCAAGATGATGGAAGATGCAACCGGAGTCGTATTCTTGTTACAAGGGCAACAAGGGTCTGCCCCGGATACGGTTGGCGGGATGAATCTGCTTCACCAGAATGCGTCATCATTATTAAGGCGTATTGCGCGTACCTTTGACGAGAATATCACTGAGCCGCATATCGGACGCTACTATGACTGGCTCCTGGTGCACGGTGAAGATGACGAGAAAGGCGACGTAGCTATTGAAGCAATAGGATCTTCATCACTGGTCAAGCGTGAGATTCAAGCGCTACAAGCACAGCAAGTTTTGGCCATGGCTGAGAATCCCGAATACGGGCTATCTAAGAAGAAAGCTGCTAATGAAGTGTTACGTGCTTGGGAATTCGAGCCTTCTAAGTTTGAAATGGATAAGGAAGAAATCGAAGAACTGCGTAATCGTAAACCACCGGAAGACCCACGTATTGCGGCGGCGAATATCAAAGCGCAGACTGATATGCAGATTGCCCAGATGAAAGCGCAGCTAGAATCGCAATTAGCACAGATGAAAGCGCAACTGGAAACCGCAAAAATCGCTGATGATACTGATCGGGATACCGTACACGTACAGGCTCAAGCGCAACGTGACGCACAGAATCAACAGTACTTGATCCAGAAACTAATGGTCGAACGTGATCTTAAGATGATGGATCTAGCACTCAAACAAAATGTGTCACTGGATTCGATCAAAGCAGACCTGAGTAAAGAGGCTATGAAGATCCAGGCCACCAAAGATTTAGCAGCGATGAGTGCGACAGCAGATAGACTACCGAAGCCTCCAGTAGAACCCCCTGGTAGGGCACCCACAGGACAGAGTTTTACTAAATAACCAAGCCTCTTAATCGAGGCTTTTTTTATGTCTGAATTCAAATTAACTAGATCAGAAATAAATGATCCTCTTTGGCAAAAGCTAAAGGCGCATTTTGAAGAGTGTATTCAAACTAACCGGGAGTTGAATGATAATGATTTAGACGAGACACGCACGGCGCGTACCCGTGCAACGATTAGGGTATACAAAGAATTAATTGACTTAGAGACTGACCGCGAGGCCGGTTAAAGGAGTTAGTAAAGTGGCAGAACCAAATGAAACTCAAAACACAGAAGCAGACGATCAGGCGATAGAGGATGCAGCTTTCGCAAAAGTAATGGCAGAAAGTGTACAAGGTGACGCAATTGCGCCAGCAAGTACCCCGGAACCTGTCAAAGAAGTAAAAGAGCCTGAATCTGAAACTAAGGAACCAGGAGTTAAGGCTGAAGTAACAGACACTAAAACTACTGATACGGGGGAACCCGCAGCAGAACGCGAGGAAGTGTTTGAAGGATTCACAGCAGAAGAGCTAAAGACTCAACTGAGTGAGATTCCTAGATTGCAAAAAGCCTTAGACAAAACTAATGGAACTTATGGGCAACAGTTACAACAGTTAAATGCAACTATTGCTCAATTGCAGGAAGCAGCGACAAAACAGCCAGAGACTCCGGCATTAACTCCGGACAGCCTCAAGAATCTACAAGAGGACTACCCGGAACTGGCTGAAAAACTCGCTAGTGATTTGAGCGGAATAATTAATCAATCAGCGGCGCCCGATATCGCCAGTATCGAGCAAAAGATGATTGATGCAATTGACGCAAGATGGAACGACCGAATACGACAAGACAGTATGAGGGCGCTAGAAACAGCGCACCCAGATTGGCGAGACGTAGCCGGGATATCTACAGTAAATGGGATACAGAGGTTTAACGATTTAAATTTCGGAAACTGGGTAGCTAAACAGCCTAAAGAAACGCAGGAGCAGATCATCGAAAGTACTGATGCTCATTTCCTAGCTGGGAAGATCACCGAGTACAAGAAGACGCTAGAGTCTACCGAAAAAAGTAAATCGAAACCTAATCTGGATCTAGCAGTAGTACCCGAAGGTAATGTTTCATCGGAAAGAGTATTCGAGTCAGAAGACGCAGAAATCGACGCAGCTTTTGCGGCGACAATGAAAAAACTGGCTCGTGCAAATTAAACTTTAAATTGGAGTAAATTGAAATGCCAGTACAAACATATGACTTAACACCACAACGAATTGGTGAAGTAAAAGGTCGTATCTTGTCGCATGCCTTCCCTATTATTTCCCTGGGTACCGTGGGCAAGAATGATGACTTTAAACGTAATACCGGTGACGTGGTTAAGTATCGCCGGTACATTCAGAAGGGGGGCACTTCTGCTTCCCCTAACAAATTTTTCCAGGATGGTACTGGGGAACGTGCGGCAGCTTACGCGAATGATCACCTAACCAGTGAGGGCGTGACAAGTGCAGCCGAGACGATTATCTCGCAAGACATTACAGCGACATTGCAGCAATACAATGTCTTGTATGGCTTCACGGATAAGACTTTCGACTTATACGAAGATGACATCCCCAAAGAGATGCAAAAACTGGTTGGTGAGCGTACCGGTCTTATTTGCGAAATGGCGCTTTACGGTGTACTAAAAGCCTGTACCAACATCTTCTACGGTGGGTCTGGCACATCGCGGGGCACAGTAGATGGCGTGCTGACACTGCCGCTATTACGTCGTGTAGCACGTAGTTTGATGGATAATCACGCTATGCCTGTTAAACGCATGTTCCAGCAAATCAAGGCTTCGGGCATGTATAACACTGCACCTGTGTCCGGCAAAAAGTTTCCGGTCTGGATTCACACTGACCTATGCTCTACTGTTAGCGATCTGCCTAACTTCAAAACTGTTGAAGAGTATGCCGATCCTAGTTCAGCAGTGGACAATGAGGTTGGCTCTTGTGAGCAATTCCGTTTCATTGCTACTCCAGAATTGGTTTCTGTACAGGATTCAGGCGCAGCAGTTGCGGGTGCGGTCCCGGCATTGAAATCCACAACCGGTACTAGTGCAGACGTGTATCAGGTGATTGTGGGTGCCGAAGATTCTTGGGGGCATATTGGTCTTGACTTGAATGCTAAGAAGGATATTAGTGTGCTTTTACCAGGTCTAAAAGACAAAGCTGATCCACAAGGCCAGCGCGGGTATGTCGGAGCCAAGTTCTACTACAACGGTGTCATCTTGAATCAAACACAGATGGCCGTGGTTGAAGTAGCGACTGACGCATTGACCTAATCAACTGGGGCGGTGAAAGCTGCCCTTAATTAAGGAAATTCTAATATGTCTTTAGAGAATTTGACACAAAGACTGGCCGCAGTGAACGATCATAAAGAGAAATACAATCTTTATTTATTGTTCCGGGCATTGTTTGAGCAATTCCGCTCACAGTCTAACTCATCTGCGGGGCTAGTGATTAAAAGTGCATCTTCAGCATTGGTTAAAACCGGTGCTTCGGTGTACCACTATGTCGCTCAAGGGATTAAGGGGCGCATCGCTGCGGCTACCGATATGCCTGCTTTATCTGGCACAGTAACGAACGCAGCGTTCAATGTGTACGTTTTTTCCGTGGATAAAGGCGGGACTACATACTCGCAGATGGGTACGGAAGGCGCAACCGAGGCCGGAATCAGGTGGCCGTCGCTAGCGCCAGGTCGCGCAGTGATCGGGTACGTGGTGATTAACCCTACGGGTACAGGTAATTTTGTAGGGGGTACTACGGCACTTGATGACGGTACTGTCACGCCAAACGCAGTTTATATCAATGTGATCGGGGCTTTCGACCCGAATATCACAATACCAGCACAATAAGGAGTAATTATGAAAGAACTAATTGGACGCGGTGGTACCGCATGTTTGGATAATGCGGCTATAGCAGAAGGGACTACTGTGACTGTCACGATTGCGAATGCAGTCAGTATCGCGATAGATGGTAAAGTCTACTCGATAGCAGCATCGACTAACGACGTACTAAACACAACAACTGATGTGACAACTGGGGATGCTTTCGTTGCCCAGGCTGTATCGACTGTTTGTGCTTATGTCTACGGCGCTAATGCTGCCGGTGAGACTGGTATCGCAAAAGGGTCTGATGTAACTTGTGGCGATGGCCTGAGTGATTACGCATCTGGATACCCACAGTTTCCTCCACTGCCTGATGATTTCTGCCCGATAGGTTACATTATCGTGCGGAATGACTCGACAGGAAGTGCATGGACCATTAATACCACGAACTGGACTACAACCGGTATCACGACCGCGTTTACCAGTGTGATGACCTTACCAGATCGTCCACAAGGTCCAACAACTGCTTAGTAGTTAGTACCATCACTATCATGCCCTACGGGTTTCGGCTCGTAGGGTATTTTCATTTTTAAGGAGAGCTATATGCCAAGAGGATACCCAAATAATCCTAGACCAAAAGTAAAAATCGAGACAAAGGATATAGGTACCGATAGTCCTATCGAACGTGATCTAAGTTCCACTAAAACAGAGGACGATTTAGCACAGATATCTGTGGTTACAGGCGAAGGTGTGGATAGCCCCAATATGTCCAGTCGGATAAAAGAATTAGCGTTCAATGAAGATAAGCTGGATATTATGATCGGCGAAACCAGTGACCCGAATGCGGAGAATCCTGTCGCGAGTGGCGTAAATGGGGTTATCAAACATTTTACTCGTGGGCAAATATATAAAGCCGTGCCCCGTAAATTTATCGCCAGTTTAATTAAGAAAGAAGTTAGGGTGACTACAAAAAATTACCTTGACGACGATGGTCTGAATCAAACCAAAACGGTTCATACTCCATCAATCAAGACAAATGTTCAAATTATCCATGATCCAGCAGGGGCATTAGGATCCCACTGGTTTGAATGGATGTGCCAACAAGCACACTAATGAACCGACTTCAGTTAGTTCAACGATTAGCCTTAGAAGCAGGAGCATCTGGTAGTATCACTGCCACAGCAAGTCAGACTGGTGAAGCAGAACGATTAGTTACCTGGGTGGATCAAGCCTGGGACGATATACAACGTATGCGAGTGCAGTGGCAATGGATGCGCAAAACAGCGGGTCCAGCTAACCTAACACAAGACCAGTCTACATACGCTCCTGCTTCGGCACCTTTCTCGTTAACGGATTTCGGCTACTGGTTCAACGGCTCTTTCCGTATCTATAAAACTACTGTAGACAACGAGCAGATCCTTACTCAGTATCCCTATGAACGGTTCAGGGATACGTTTATCTATGGTACTACGCGTAGTACGAGCGGGTACCCAATAGCGATAACCGTGACTCCGGCCAAGGAGTTACAAGTAGCGTTACAGCCTGATGATACGGATTATTACTTAACCGGTGAATATTACGCTAGTCCTACTACTCTTGCAGCAGATGGAGACACTCCTGGCATGCCAGATGAGTTTCACGTTATGATTGTATGGAAAGCGCTAACGTATTACGGGAGTTATGAGTCTTCACCAGAGGCGTACACCCGCGGCATGGCCATGTACACCGAATTAATGGATGATTTGCGCGAGAACCAAGGTGCTGAATTCACCGTGAATAGAGGATTCTTGTGAGAGTAAAACAAGAATTTTCACAGGTAAAAACTGATGTAATCCCGTTAACCGGGGGCATGGATTCAGTTACTACACCAATTCTTGTTAAACCTGGTCGAGTGATATCTTCATCTAATTTCGAGCCAGATATCTTTGGCGGGTATCGTCGGATGTTTGGCATTGAGCGTTTTGACGGACAAACCAGTCCTTCGGATGCAAAGTACCACATATTCACATGCGATATTACCGGCTCAGTTACGGCAGGTGATACGCTCACAGGGTCTACCAGTGGGGCTACTGCGGTTGCGTTACTCGTTGTTAGTTCGACCGAGATAGTTGTAACTAAGGTCACTGGTACTTTTGTCTCGGAAGATTTTGAAGTAAGTGCAGTCGTGGAGGGTACTGTATCTTCTGTCGACCAAGAAGCTGCTAGTACAGGGGCTTTGCACGCTACTTATAAGAATTTGGCAGCAGATGAGTATCGAGGTGACATAACGACGGTTCCTGGTTCGGGGGCAGTTAGAGGGGTACATTACTATGCTGGCGATTTATATGCTTTTCGTGATAATGCAGGGGCTACGGCGTGCGTAATGCACAAGGCTACAGCATCCGGCTGGAGTGCTATTTCATTCGGGCGTGAGATCCAATTTGATAATGCCGTGGGTGAGATATTTGAAGGGGATACTGTAACTGGGCTAACATCAGGGGCTAGTGGTGTAGTACAGAGGGCGTTACTTCGTACTGGTACGTGGTCATCAGCGGGAGTCGGTACTCTGGTGTTCGATAGTGTAACCAGTGGGCCATTTACCGACGGTGAAGCGTTACAGGTTAGTGCTGCTACTAAGGCCGATGCAGATGGCGCGGATAGTGCAATTACGTTGTCACCGGGGGGTCGGTTCGAGTTTGATAATGTAAATTTTTTTGGTACATCTGACTCACTTCGTATGTATTGCGCAGACGGAGTAAATGAACTGGGCGAATTCGACGGTACCAGATGGGTACCGATTCGAACTGGCATAACAGGTGCTAAACCAAAGTTTGTAACCGGACACAGAAATCATCTTTTTACAGCGATAGATAGCTCTATTCAGCATTCAGGAGTGGCATCACCTTACTCGTGGACAGCATTAACCGGGGCGGCGGAATTGGCACTGGGGGCCGAGTGTACTGGGCTTTTACCGCAAACTGGAGACGCTAGTTCAGGGGCTTTAGTAGCATCGACAAATGATAAAATATTCATTCTTTACGGTACTAGCAGCGCTGATTGGAACCTGGTTACTCATAGTCCTGATTCAGGAGCTAGGGCGTACACTTTACAGAATATTGGCTTCGCGCATTTTCTTGACACGAAAGGAGTTACGCAACTCATTACGTCGCAAGCCTTTGGCGGATTCCAGTTAAATGTATTGACTCAGGCAGTACAGCAATTCGTGGATAGTAAACGCGGATTGGAGAAGGCTACGTGTATTGTCAGAAACACAAATCAGTATCGTATATTCTTCTCCGATGGCTCCGGGCTGATATGCCAAGTTATCCCTAATAGCAGTTCTTATTCGCCTAAGTTCGGCGCGATCATGCCTTTTGACTACGGGGCGTACACAATGAATACGATTCACTCTTGCATCGATACGAGTGGCATTGAGCGGCTATTCGGGGCTGGGGACGATGGTTATGTGTACGAATTGGATAAAGGGTCTAGTTTTGACGGAGACGTGATATCCGCGTACTTCATGACAGTATTCGCGCATTCCAAATCTCCACGCGTCAAGAAACGGTACCTACGAACTATACTACAATTTCGTGCAGAAAATACAGCAGACTTGGCGGTGGGGTACGATCTTTCTTACGGCAACCTGGACCCCGGCTACGGCGAAGCGGTATCTATTGGTCAGAACATGAACAAGTCTGTTCAATCCGCAGGGGGGTTATGGGATACATTTGATTGGGACTCGTTCACGTGGGACTCATCTTATGCTCAAGAGATTAATGTTGATACCAAGGGGCGGGGAGAAAGTTTAGCGCTTATTGTGTCCAGTGAAACCGACGAAAATGAACCTTACACGATCCACACAGCTATCACCCATTACAGTGTAGGTAGATTGAATAGATGACAGATTACACTAAGACAGCTAAACCTTTACAAGGCTCACGTGGTATCTCTAAACAGATGCGTGATGAATTTGCGCTGATAGAAACAGCGGTAAATTCTAAATCAGATACAGCCGGAGACACGTACACGGGAGCGCATGACTATACCGGCGGCACGATAGCGGTACCTACGCAATCTCCCGGTGATAATACGACCAATGCTGCTAGTACCGCTTTCGTCACAGCAGCGGGGTTATCTTCGGCACTACCTGGTCAGTCGGGTAATGCTGGAAAACTGATCAATACAGATGGTGCCACAGCCAGTTGGGGGACTGAGATCAATGCCAGTATCATGCGATTTGCTGACGGCACGGATAGCACGAAACAGTTAGCTTTTGACCTATCTGGGTACACCACGGCTACTACCAGAATCGTTACGTTCCCTAATGCCGATGTAACCGTAGTGGACCTTTCTAGTACGCAGACGTTAACCAATAAAACGTTAACTACTCCGGTGCTAACTGTAGATGATGACGAACTGACTATCCAAGACAATGCGGATAATACTAAAAAATTAGTATTTCAATTGTCGGGGATTTCTACGGGCACAACACGGACTCTGACAATACCGAATGCTAATACGACTATCGTAGGTACAGCGGTTACGCAAACGCTAACAAATAAAACGATAACTATTGACGATGATAATTTCACGTTACAAGATAACTTAACCACGTCAAAGAAAGCACAGTTTCAATTATCTGGTATTTCAGCATCTACTACCCGTACCATTTCCATACCTGACCGGGACGTGACAATTGGCGGTGAAATGGCGCGATCATCACAGACCGGAGCATACACTGCTTTGGCCACGGATATCGGTGACTTAATTGACTGGTCAGGCTCAAGTGACAATACGCTATCGTTTACCGCAGTAGCGACGTTAGCTGATGGGTGGTACTGCTATGTGCGTAATTCGGGTACCGCAGACCTTACTCTAGATCCAAATAGTACAGAGACGATTGACGGGCTAACTACCTTCAAGATGTACCCAGGTGAAGCACGATTAGTACAGTGTGACGGATCGGCGTTACGATCTATTGTTCTCAGCCCATTCCGTAAAGTATTTACTTCATCTGGCACATTCACCAAACCACCAGGTTATCAGATCATTGGTGGTTTACTTATCTCGGCAGGTGGCGGAGGGTCACGACACTCGACTACTGAGGCTGGTGGAGGCGGTGGCGGCGGCACTATGTTACTACATATCCCTGCTTCGGATATCAGTACAACGGAGTCGGTGACCATAGGTGCTGGAGGCACAGGCAGGACAGGGAGCGACGGAGTTGGTACGGCAGGTGGAGATTCTAGTTTAGGGTCTCTAGTTACCGTTCTAGGGGGTGAAGGAGGCGATAACACTACAGTAAGTGGCGGCGGCG